ACGCTGGACGATGCCTATCTCTGGCAGCCGCCTACACCGTATCCGGTAGACGGCGATGATTACGTCTGGGACGAGCCGACGCTGGCTTGGATACCCGGCTGATGCTCCGCGCTCTCGTCATCGCGGTGTGCCTTTTCGTAACCCCTGTTGCTGCACAACAGGGGTTTGTGTGCGTCGATACCGACGACGACATGCAGGAGCAGATGGCGCAGCACAATGAGCTGCTGCAATTTGTCGGCGTCAATAAACTCGGACAGATTTTCTTCGTGTACTCGGGGCAGGCGACGTTCACCGTTTGGTTTGTGCGTTCTGATGGCGCAATCTGTACTGGCCCGATGTATCTAGGCGACGTTCTTAAAACAGGCCATCCAGCATGAACGATGAAATGAAAACGGGCCTCGACCTAGCGGCGGTTGCGGGCGGCATTGGGTCGTGGCTTGCCCTGATTCCTGACATCGCCGCACTGCTGTCCGTAGCGTGGCTGGCGCTCCGCATCTGGGAAACCGAGACGGTTAAGCGCTGGACCCGGCGCGACTGATGGACGGCGCTATAGATATCCGACTTCTGATTACCATCGGGGGCATCTTGTTCTCCGTGGCCGGAGCTGCGGCTGTCGGAAAAATGTCAATTCGGGTAATTCAAGAAACTCTGCGAGACCTAGAAGCTAGAGTGCGCAAGATCGATCAGCGCATCGATCACCTCGACAATGGCGAGGCAGTGGTTAAACAGCGGCTCGACATCCTCGCTAAGATGAACGCGCCCGATGTGCTGGAGCGCCGCAATCGTGAAGTAGCCAGTATTCTTTCTGACATTGCCTATCTGCAAGAAGAGGCTTCGCGGATGCACAAGATCCACAATGGCGCACACCCGCCTGTGGCATCTGCAAGGACAGCAACATGATCGGTTTCATGCATGCCTAATCCGAGCATCTCAAATCAGGAAGCTGAAAAGCGTATCGCAGCGGTGGAGGAGAAGCTAAAGCGGGGCCACCCCGGACCCGGTGTCGCTTCCCGCCGGGGCGTCTTTGGCGCGATACGGACGGCGGCGGCGGGGTCGGGTGTGTCGTCTGGCGGCTCGACCAGTTGGTACAACTGCGCCGTCGAGGTGTTGGGCCGCGAGGCCGATTGGAGCGTTTACGTTCCACCTGAACCTGTCGGGCGGGCGGCGTTCAACGCGGGGGCCGAGGACGGGTACAACGTCAAGGGGCGCTCCACTTACTACAGCCCAGACGGCTCCATCAAAGGTGAATGGGTCAAAACCACTCGAGACCAAGAGCGTCAGGAGGAGATGCTCCGCGAGGCCATACAGGCCATGACGGACAGGCTCCCGCGCATCAAGCCGACGGCTGGACCAAAATCTGCCCGCGCAGACCTGATGGCCTGCTACCCCGTGTCGGACCACCATTTGGGGATGCTGTCGTGGCATGAGGAGACTGGAGGCAACTGGGATTTAGAGATTGCCGAGACCACTCTGTCCAATGCGATGGCGCATCTCGTCGAGTCCGTCCCATCGTGTGAGCGCGCCACCATCATCCTGTTGGGCGACCTGCTGCACTACGACAGCTTCGAGGCCGTCACCCCGAAGAACCGTAATTTGCTTGACGCTGACGGTCGCTACCCGCAGATGGTCCGCGCCGCAATCCGCGTCGTGCGTCGGATGGTTCAGGCTGCCCTCAAGCGCCACGGATCGGTTCACCTGATTGTGGAACCCGGCAACCACGATCCGTCGTCCAGCATATTCTTAATGGAATCCCTCTCCAACATCTACGAGAACGAGGACCGCCTGACCGTGGATACGTCCCCGTCGAAATTCCACTATTTCTCGTTTGGCAAGTGCTTGGTTGGCATCCACCACGGCGATGGTGCCAAGCCTGCGGACCTTCCGCTTATCATGGCGGTGGATCGTGCGCAGGAATGGGGGGAGGCGGAGTTCCGATACATCTGGACCGGCCACATCCATACTGATAATGTGAAAGACTTTCGCGGGGTCCGGTGGGAGTCGTTCCGCATCCTTGCCCCGCCTGACGCATGGGCAGCCGGCAAGGGCTACCGTTCGAGGCAGGATATGAAGGCCATCGTGCTGCATAAAGAGTTCGGCGAAGTCGCCCGTTACATCGTCAACCCAACCATGCTGGTGTCCGATGGCGATGGTTGATGCATTTACAAACAGCCTGATTGAAGACTTGATCCGCGACGAGGGCAGCAGGAATTTCCCCTACCTAGACTCTGAGGGAATACTCACGATCGGCGTCGGACGCAACCTCGAAGATCGTGGCCTGTCTGACAGCGAGATTGCCGTGCTTCTAGGCAACGATCTGGTCTGGGTGTCCGCAGACCTAGACCGGAACATTCCGTGGTGGCGCGAGTTGTCAGTGAACCGCCAGCGCGCCCTTGCCAACATGTGCTTCAATCTCGGCTGGCCGAGGCTGTCGCGGTTCAGAAAGATGCTCGCTGCCCTTGAGGTGGGGGAGTGGGACGAGGCTGCAGATCAGGCGCTTGACTCACATTGGGCCAGCCAAGTTGGCGACCGCGCCCAGCGTGTTGCCGCACTCATACGAGGAGAATGATATGCCTATCCCTTCACTGATCGGCAGTCTAGCCGGGCCGTTGTTTGGTCTGGTCGATGACCTGTTTACGTCCGATGAGGAGCGCGAGGCTGCGAAACTCAAGCTGCTTGAGATGGAGCAGCGGGGCGAGCTTGCCCAGATATCTGTAAACATGCAGGAGGCCAAGAGCGAGCACCTATTCGTAAGCGGATGGCGCCCGGCGGTCGGTTGGGTGTGCGTGGCGGCGTTTGCCTACACCTTCGTCCTCCTGCCGTTCACGTCGTTCATCGCGCTGGCTGTTGGTATGGACCCGGCGCTTCTGGAGGCCCTGCCCGACCTCGACATCGGCTCCATGCTCCCCGTCCTATTTGGGATGCTTGGGCTGGGAGCGATGAGAAGCTACGAGAAGAAGTCCGGCACAAACAAGAACCGCTAAACATGATGCAAAGCAAGAAAATGAGTTTTGTCGAGGCAAAGACTAATGCGGTCGTCGGGCTGCTGGTGTCTTGGCTGTTCACATATTTGTGCTTGCCGTGGTTTGGGCTGGAGCCGTCGCCGTTGAGCGCCACTGGAATCACGGCTTGCTACTTCGTTTTGTCGCTGGCGCGCTCGTATGTGTTGCGCCGAATGTTTGTTGCGTTGAGTGAATAAGCGCCGCTGACACAAAAAAAGCCCCGCCAACAGGGCGGGGCGGTCTAGGGAAAAAACACTCTACTCCCGTGATGGTACGCGCGCGTCCTCAAATTGTCTACCGGCGAGTGCGCGGCCCGTAAGGTCGCAGATGACAGGCTTCCGCCGCCTCGGCGCTTCTTCGGGGACCACGATGCTGGTGGACCGCGCTTCTTTGGTCCGCACCCGGTTGATCCACCTGTCCCAATACTGGACGCGAGCTGCTTTGGATATGAGCGCGGCTTCCTTCTTGCGCTCTTGCTCGCGCATGGCGTCCTCGTAGCAGTCCTTATGAAAACCTGTCCCGCGCTGAAGCGGGAGCCCGCCACGCGGCTCCTTGCAGTGTGGGCACTTGGCCTTAATTGGCATCTCTACTGCTCCTCGGGGGTGTGCCTTAGCCCCCTGACATTTGCCACAACGCTGCCGTCACTCAGCAGCACGTCGTAACGCGGCTCGTCCTCAAATGTGCGACCGACAACCCTGACGATTTTTTCGCTGCCGTCGACGGTAGCAATCACACGCTGGTTCAATTCGTACATCTTATTTTACCACCCGCCAAACAGTGACGCCGTTCATATGGTTGTGTAGCTCGACTGGCTTGGCGTAGCCATGCTTCTGGATCCAGCCCATAAGAGACAACGCCCTAACCCCACTCACCCATGTGTTGTGGTGTAGACCGTCGGGTAGCTGCACGCCTGCGCTAGAACAGGCGCGGCGCAATTCGCTACCCCGTATAAAGGCTTTGTCTGACAGGTAAGTGTCGGCAACTTCTAAGTACGCCCGCACAAAGTCAGGCGACACGGCCATTGCTTTCCCCCAGCACTTATCCGCCAACCGCATAGCGTTCTCCATCCGGCTATCTACCATTGCGCTGATCCTCTCGTAGAGCTGCGGCAAATGCTTTGACCTTGTCTGCGTTGGCCGCCTTAACCCAGACCTGTATGCGGCGATAGCCGTCGCCGCGCAGTCGCTGCTCGTACTCCTTCTGCCTCTCGGCTGCTCTCTTAGACATCGCTTAATTCCTCGTCGCTAGTTCTGCGCCGCAGGCAAGATACCCGCAGCCATCAATCCAGTTGTCCGTGTTTCTGGCGTTGCTTTTAATCCGCGCCACTTTTAGCAGCGCCATCATAACGGAAACGTCAGAGCCTGTCACCTCTACGCCGAGGTGAGTAGACCAGTAGCGGGCGATAGCCGCGAAGTTCTCCGCCATGTCGCCGTGCTCCTCTTCCCGATCTACGGTGACAAGATGCTCCGCCCTTCTCAGTGTGTCCGAGCGGATGGGTGGGAAGTCAAACTCAAGTTGCGTGCTCACTGTCCTGCCCCCCAATCCTTCGCTGACATAGAGCCCTTGCCGCGCCCCCGTGACAGCACCGACTTTTTAATTTTTGACTCCACGCTCCCGTGTCCCCAGCGGGCAGAAACAATGTCCCGAAGATCCATGCCCAGCGCCTGCGCCATACGATCGACGTCGTATACGGTGTAGACCCCGCGTTGCTTAACGAAGACGTTCTGCGCTGTCGGCTTCGTACCCGAGCGGCGGGCGCCTATTGTTTGCGGCGAGGACTTAAACAGATTTATAAGCCAGTTCATAATGTGGTCTCCTATTCTAGGTTGGCCCAGCTAGTTCCGTACCCGCCCTCGACTAGCCCCTCGATCGGGGCGCTGGGAAATATATCGAGGTAGGCACTCGTCATGTCCTGCTCCATCAGGATCAGGCAACCGTCGGCGTCAGCCGTCAGTGTCTCATCGATCAACGCATCGTGGATGGTAGACAGAATGCGCGTGCGCTTCTGTTGTCCACGCGAACGAACGTCGTCGAGTGTGTCTTTGTGTCGTGATATGGCGCGGGCCATCACTGAGAGGGCGGCGCGCTGCACCGGGTAGTTGGCGCACTGCGGCAGCTCCGGCTTCTTACCCATGTATATTGATCCGCCGTCGACACACCGTATGCGTCGCGTCTTGCGCGCCTCGACCATCATTTGATTACGGTAGCCGAAGGCGTTCTCGTAGCGCGTTGCCCAGAAATTGATGTACTCCTCGGCGCTCTCGACATCCGTGCGCATGGTCGCGGCGAGGCCGGCTGCGCCGCTGCCGTAGATGATACCGAAGCTGACGCCCTTGGCTGCAGTGCGCGCCTTCTTACCGGCGGTCGTAGTCTTGTCGATGGCATGGCCGGCAATGACGGCGGCAACCTCACTGTGTACGTCGCCGAATACGACGTCCTGCAGGAGCTGTTTGTCCTCGGATAGTAGGGCGAGTACGCGCAGCTCGATGCCGCTGTAGTCCAGACTGACGAGGCGGTTGCCATCCGCCGCCACGAAGGATGCCCGCACGCTGGTCGCCTCGCCCAGCAGCTCGTTGTCGCGGGGGATCTGCTGCATGTTCGGACCTGAGCAGGAGAACCTGCCGGTCTTCGCAGCCGCAATATTAAAACGAGCGCGGACCCGCTTGTCCGGCGAGGCGTTGGCCTTGGTTAGCAAGCTCTCCCCAAAGCTGGACAAATACTTCGATACCTTTTTGAAGTCAGCTAGCGCGTCGAGGACGGCGGTGAGCGGGTTGTCTGGGTAGGCCACCTCGATCTGGGCGGCGACGTTCCTGAGTACCTCCCCCTGCATGGAGAGCTGACCCGTCTTCTCAGTGCGCGGCCATGAGTTGACAATGTCGTCGTCCAATAGCTGCGACAGGTAGTCTGACCACTGGCTGTCGCTGCGGATATTGGGGACGCATTCCTCCACCACAATGTCCCTGACTGCCGCCTGCTTGATGTGCTGGATGCGCGTCCACTCGCCGATCAGGCGATCGTGGCGGTGAGTATCCAGCAACATGCCGGTCTCCTCCATCTCGATGACGGCGGGGACCATGTCGTCGAACATCTGCCACGCGCGCAGGTGGCCGGCATCTGATTTATTGCGCCAGTGGGTGAACAACTCCCACGTCTCGACTGCGTCGTTGTAGGCGTACTCAAGCTGGCTGTCAGTCAGGTCCGGGTCTGCCCAGTTGCTGGCCTGCTCGGTCTTATCCATCTCGCGACCAAGATCCCACGCGATGAGCTGCTTGAGGCGGTAGCGCCCCCCGCCCAGTATCGCGCAGCGAAGGTAGGCGATGTCGCGGCAAACAACATCAGGCGATCCGGCGTCTATAAACCAGCGCAGCTCAAAGCCCGAGTTGAATACGATCCACTCACCCTGCTCGAACATCGAGGCGCAGGCGCGGAAGCCGCCGGGGATGGGGTCAAAGTCTACCAGCGCGCCATGCTGTCCGTTGTACAGAGAGACAAGGCGGACCTTTCCATCTGACGGTCGCAACGATGTCGTCTCAAAGTCGAGCGCGCACATCCCGTCGTTAACGAGATCGAGGTACTCGGCGAGGTCTTGGCGTGTGGTGATTAAATTCATCGGCGTGCGCCCCGGTGTAACGTCACACGTTACACCGGGTGCCCTTTCTATTTCTTGGCCGCAATCTTCTTAGGGGCCTTGCCGCTAAGAAGATCGTCGAGCGTAAGGACGCCGTTGGCGTAACCCCCGGCGCTTTCCCGCGTTACCCAAACCTCGACAACAAATTTAGGCTTCCAGTTCTTGGCGCCTTGCGCTTCAAACTGCTCCTTGTCGAGATGGATCACAGGTATCTGTGCCTCGCCACGGGCTGCTCGATCCTTGATCTCATTATGAAGATCGGTGATCGAGTTTTTGGCGCTGACTGCGTTGGAGCTAAACTTGATCTGCGTGGTATCGCCATCAAGTGAGACGCAACCAAAACCAAGCAGGCTCGACCAGCCCTCACCCATCGCTGAGTTGTAGGGGCCATGATCCTGCAGGTCGCTTTCAGCCACGGCGCGGCCTTGATCGATGTAGTTCCACTCGACCCGGTCAACCGGCTTGCTGGATTTCCAGCAGATCCAGCCGTCCGTGAACGTCATGGGCTCGACAAGATAGAGAGCCTCCGGGTCTACGTCGTCGCGGTCCTTGCCGAGGGCGTAGATCCCAGTCTTCCCGGAAAACGACAGGTACTGCGTGAACGTCGTGTCACGGGGGGCCTCGCCCTTAGCTGCCTGCGCCTCCTTAATAGCATCAGCAAGTGCGGCGTCGGATAGGACTGGCAGTTCGTTGCCAGATACAAAAGCCATCAGATCATTCGTCATTACATTTTACCTTTCACGTTGGTTACCCCAGCAAGACGCTGGACGGTGAGGCGCTCAGAGGGAGCACCGACCGTTTCATATGGGGATAAATCTATCCCCGCTGCAGCGACAGCCTTGCGATTAAGGCTGGCGCGTCCCTTGGCCTGCGAGATCGATACCTCGATGTCACCGGCAATTAGTTTATCTGTGCCACGCAGGGCAAGCTCGCCCTTCAGATCTTCCTTCAAGCTGTCCTGCTCCGCCTTGAGCGTGTCGATCTCATCCTTGATCGTGACGTAGCGGACGGCGCTGCCTGAAGCACCGCCTGCTACCCGCTTGCGCGGCGCGGAAACGCCGCTTACCCCGCAGACCTCCGTGAACGAGCAGAACTTACATCCGCCGTCGCGCTTGCCTTCGCGATCTAAACCGTCCGCTGACGGCGCGCTGAATACGCGCTTCGCCTTCTTGGCGTAGCTGTCAAGTATCCCGTTATCGACACCGATCTTAAATTCTTGAATGGCATTGAAGTTGCTGGCGTCCATGTAGAGGAGGCGCCCCTGCGTCACGGTGTAGTCGGTCTCCTGATTGATGAGGGCCATCGCGATCTTGAACTGGATCAGGTGGTTGGTCTTTGGCAGGTTCCGCAGGTTGGTGCGGGGGTCGATAGTCTTGATCTCCAGACCTTCCCAGTCACCGTCGTCGACCTTGATGACACCGTCCGGCGTAGCTGAGAGGCGACGCTTCGTGTCCTGCAGGCTGACCTGATTGTCGCCAATCATGTCGAGGCTGACGCTGTTGTTAGCAGCGAGGCTGTCGGTGACGTAGCTCTCGCCGTGGGAGCCGCGCCTTGCGTATCCCCAATCCTGCTCGGCTGCTGCCTCCGGCGTATGCTTGC